CCTGTCTATCCGCCACATTATGCCGGGCGGCGAACGTGTTGAGCTCGGAACGTTCCTGATCACCAAATCAAAGCCAGCGGCGTCCTGGACAGTGTCCCAGCGTGGCGCGGATCGCCGGCTCATCTGCGCGGGCGCGTCGATCACGGTCACTGCTGCAGACCTGACCGCCGTGGTGAAGGCTGACGGGCTTGCGGCCCCGCAGTCCCCACCGGGATCCGTGAGCGCGGTGAGTGAGATCCAAAGGCTGCTGTCGGGGATCATCCCCGTCGTCATCGGTAAGGGCGTCGACGTGGACCGCCGCGTCTCTTCTCTCATGGTGTACGACAAGGGCCAGGGGGCCCGCATGGACGCAGCGGAGGACTTGGCGGACACACTCGGTGCGGTCATCCGAATGGGCCCAGACGGCGCGGCGTATGTCGAGGTCCCGGGCACAGCCCCCGTGTGGACTATCAACGGCGGCGACGATGGAGTACTCATCGGCGTCGACTTCGAGCACTCGATCGACAAGCTCTACAACGAGTGCATTTCTTCGTCATCGGGCGGCGACACAGAGATCATGGGCTCCTACCGGATCGACACCGGGCCCCTGCGCTGGGGCGGCCCGCTCGGACACCGCATCGTATTCCACGACAACCCGGCGATCACCCGCGTAGAGCAGGCAGTAGCCGACGCGCGCACCGTCCTCACCAACAAGGTTGCGAAGCGGGCGCTGCCCATCACGGTGCAGTGCCTGAACCACCCGGGCCTGCAATCCTCTGACCCTGTGAGCATCGAAATGCCGACCTGCCACGGATTCCGCGCCGTCACCGGCGCTGTTGCTTCGATCAGCCGCAGGGGAACCGCCGCTGGCGTCTCGCAGATGGAGGTGGTCGTCAACGTGACGATGGGCGATTTCGTGGAGGCAATCCGTGGATGAGCTCGCCTCGATGATCTCCGCCGAGGGAATCTCGGCGGGCACGCGCACCATGCTTGGAACGGTACAAAACCGAGCAAACGGTGGGCCAGTCGTAACCGTCGGCGGGTCTCCCATCAAAGCGCGCTGGTTGTCTGGAACCGTCGTCAACGACGGAGACACCGTTCTCGTGCAAATCACCAACGACGCGGGAGGGCAGCGCACGAGCCTTGTCCTTGGCCGAGTCTCAGACACCCCCACCCCCGCGGTCGGAACCGTGACCAAAACCCCGTCAGGTGCCAAGAGCATCACTGTGCGAGCCGAATGGCTCGGCGAACTCGATGCCGCCTATCTCAACACCTATACGCCAGCAGTTGGTGACCAGGTGATGCTGATCTGGCACGGATCCACACCTATCGCGATGGGAAAGCGCTCCGCACCACCGACAGCGGAATCCCAATGGACCGCCCCGACAGCGGAGACGCGTCCCGGATTCATCACAATCCGCGCCATCGACTCCGCCACCTGGGACGCGCGCCAAGGGAACAGGTGGGACACGTACAAGGGAACCTCCGTGTATCAGGGCACTTGGGACACGCGCCCGCCATACCTCGGCACATGGTGGTACGGGCATGGTGCCGCGATCCTCGCGGGCCGCAACGTCACCAGCCTCCGAATCCGTCTCGCCCGCCGCAAACCCCAGATCGGCCCAGCATCCTCCGCAATTGAGTTCCGGCTCGCACCCCACGGCCTCATGGACCGCGCCAGCGGGCAACCAACGGCGCTCGCGGATGGAGTGGTGGCGACTGTGCCGCCAAACGCGGGCGGCACGTGGCACGACCTCCCGACGTCGTGGGGGCCGTACCTGGCGGCCGGGGGCGGGATCTTCATGTCAGGTGCCGCCTATGGCGGCGTGGACGGCATCGACGCCGACCCGGAATCGGGTCTGCTCGAGGCCGCGTGGGAATAGACCGAAAGGATGATGACTATGGTCACGATGCGGCCGAATGGGGCTGTCACCCCGGACGGTGGGGATCCGCCCAGGCTCACGAAGTATTTTCTGGACCTCGGGTTGACATCGAATCGCATGCTCGCGGCGTCGTCACAGGCGCAGGCCGACAACATGGTCGAGGCAATGCGGTCGACTGGGTACCCGGCATCCGTCCAGCGCCCCCTTTACGTGTTCCGTACGGATCTGGGCGGTCTCACCGCTCACGACGGCACGCGGTGGACGAATCTGGTAGCGCAGGAGCCGCTGAAGGGGAAGATCACGCCCGCGAATGGTTGGACGTGCTCGATCGAGGGCGGCTTGCGCACGGGACGCTTGTGCACGGCGATGATTTTGTGCTCGCCAGTCGCGTCGACCTGGTTCTACAAGTACTCCCCGCAGACGGTGGGAGTGCTGCCGGCGGAGCTCTCATCGGTGTCGGGTGCGCGGTTCACGCTCCCCGGTGAGGGGCCCGCGATGTACCTGGATGTCGACAAGAACAATTTGAAGCTGACGACGACGTCCGACAAGTACGTCTCGCCCCAGCGGATTTGGGCATCGATGGTCTGGCACATCTGATGCTGCAGGAGCGGTCGGTCGCACCGTCCCCAGGAAACGGGTACTGACCCCACCTTCACCTAACTGTCCGGAGGTTCTGGGCAGTTCACCACAGGCCCCTGAGCTCTCCGGCTCGGGGGCTTTTCCACACCTACAGAAAGGGATACATCATGTCTAGTCCGATCATGCCCTCGTCCGCTGACGAGGAGCGCGAGCTCATGCAGCGCCTCACGGGGCGCAATGAGAACCAGCCGCTTGGCGAGACCGCCGCGGACGGGGACGGTGGTGCGCAATGAGCTGCTCTCCGAACGACCCCCGCGTCGTGAGCGCGGTCGATACGGCCGTGCGTGCCATGCTCGGCGAGGCCGGCCATGTCGGCGGGAATAAGTACTGGGATGCCATCGGCAGGTCTGATTTCCGAGGCAGCGCGTGGTGTGGCGCATTCCAAGTCTGGGGGTTCCTCCAGGCCGGAGTGAACCTCATGAACGCCGCGTGGTGGCTGTACGTCCCCTACATCAAGACCTTCGCCGAGCGGATCGGTGCCTGGCGCGACGAGTCAGGCTACGGCCGCCAGGCGATCTATGAGTGGCACGGCGATGGCATCGCCGACCACGTCGGCGCTTCCTGGCCCGACCCCGCTGCAGATCTCTTCCGGGCCATCGAGGGCAACACTTCGATGGGCGGCTCGCAGGACAACGGCAACGGAGTCCTGGTCAAGTACAGGGCCGAGGCGGACATCCTCGGCTGGGTGGACATGCACCAGGTGCTCGCCTGGATGATCGACAACGGCAAGTGGGACGGAGGAGGCTCCTACGGGACGTCGACCGAGTCCGGGTACACGAACATCGAGGCGCTGCAGCGCGCCGTCGGTGCCACCGCGGACAACGTGTGCGGGCCCGACACCCAGGCCCGCGTCCTCGCCGTCGCCTCCGCCTCGGAATGGGGCGGCGTCACATTCCCCATGGGAGTCGAGTTCACCCAGAGCGTGGTCGGGACCGAGGCCGACGGCATCTGGGGCCCCGCCTCCGAGGCCGCGCACGACCGCACCGTCGAGGCCATCCAGGCCGCCGTCGGAGCCGTCGTCGACGGTGTCTACGGGCCCGCCACCAACTCCGCCGTCAGTATCGCGCTGGCGGGCGCCGAGAAACCCTGAGAGGAGAACCTTCATGGACATCAACAAGTTGCTGCTGGGTTTGCACACGGACCCGTTCATCATCACCGTGTGGGCGGGCCTGCTCTGGCCGCTCATCCAGGCTAGCCTGGACAAACCGTGGTGGACCCGTCGCCGCCGGGTCGCAGTCGTCGCCGTCATCGGCGCTATCGTGACCGCCGCGGTCTGGGTGTCTGGGCACTACCCGGCCACCTGGCAGCTCATTGTCTCCCAGGCGACAGTGTTCTTGGGAACGGCCTGGTCCGTGTACCAGGTCCTCGCCGCTATCAAGATCAACGGCGCCTCGATCCTCGACTGGGTCGGGGCCGTGACCCCCGGCGGGCAGGCCCTGGATGAGCTGACAGGCCAGTCGGGTACCGCTGGTGATTGACATCATCGCCGACCCGCAGGTCGTCACCGCGATCGTCGCGGCGGCGG